CTGTTTATGAAGATGCAATTTTAAGATTAGTAAAAGGTTTAAATAATGAAAAGAAAGCAGTTGAAGAAGGAACTGATGCTATAGTTGAAAGAAATGATGCTCTTGAAGATTTTTTAGATAAAGAAAAACAATTAAAAATGATGTCTGAAGATGCGTCTTTATTTGATACACCTTTTGACCAACTTCCAAAAGAAATTAAAGACCCAATCAAATTACAGACTAGACCTGATGAGCAGATTGGTATGACAGAAAGAGATAAAAAAGCATTAAAAGATAAAAAAGCACATGAAGAAGAAATCAATAGAATATTATTAGAAAATAAAATTGAGGGTATGAAAATTGCTCAAGAGATGGCTGATGAAAAATTAAGATTAAATAATATTGAAGTTGAGGCTGAGAAGAAAAAACAAGAGGAATTAGTTGCATTAAAAAAGCAAGGCAACAAAGAAATGTTTGATAATACAAGATCAAGTTTACAGGCTCTAAGTGGATTAAACAGAACCGCATTTGAAGCTTTTAAAAGATTTCAAATTGCTGAGGCTACAATAAATGCAATACGATCCGCAAGTAAAGCATTTGGTCAATTTCCATTTCCTATTAATATTGGAGTTGCGGCAACAGCTTTAGCAAAAGGAATGGCGCTTGTTGCACAAATTAAATCAACTAGCTTTAGAGAAAAAGGCGGACCAGTTTCTCAAGGTAAACCATTTATAGTTGGGGAAAAAGGTCCGGAACTTTTTGTACCAAATCAATCAGGTAATATTGTTGCTAACAATAAAATGGGTGGAAGTCCTGTTAATGTTACATTTAATATTAGTACAGTTGATGCAAGAGGATTTAACGAACTGTTAAGTAATAGTAGAGGAACAATAGTAAGTCTGATAAATAGTGCTGTAAATGAGTCAGGGAGACAGGCTGTTGTATGAGTGGTGCATTACCTAGTGTTGATTTTAAAGCTATTAATTTTCAAAGTGAACAACGAACTTTGCGAAGTACAACGGATAGTGGCAAAACTTTTCGTAGGCAAATTGATGGGCAAAGATGGTCATTTACTCTTAGTTATCCATTAAAAACAAGAACAGAATTTGCACCTATACAAGCATTTTTAATTAAACAACGATCAGGTAAAGAAAATTTTACTATTACATTTCCAACATATTTTAATGCTCAGGGTTCAGAAACAGGAACAGTAAGAGTTAATGGGTCTCATACTGCTGGAGACACAACAATAACAGTTGATGGTCATGCTGGAGATACTGCTGGTTCTTTTAAAGCTGGAGACTTAATTAAATTTAATCATAGTAAAGTTTATATGATTGTAGAAGATGTTACCCCAAGTTCTAACGCATCTACACTTACAATAGAACCACCTCTTAGAGATGCTTTAGCTGATGATGAGCAAGTTAATTATGATAATATTACTTTTACAGTTCATCTTAATTCTGATGTGCAAGAGTTTCCAACAAATACTATTGATAAAGATAATAATATTTTAATAAGTTACGAGTTTGATGTTATTGAGAGTTTGTAATGGCAAGAGGTTTATCAAGTGCTGTAAAAACGGAATTAGCAACAGGTAATATAGCACCTGTTCATTTAATTGATTTAAACTTTTCAACACCACAATATTTAACTGATTGTAGTTTTAATTTAACTTCAAGCATCTCAGGAAGTTCAAGAACTTATACTGCATCAGGTCATATTTTAAACATAGGTAACTCTCAAGAAGGTTCTAAACCCATTAAGAACTCACTTAATTTAACTCTATCTGGTGTAGATCAGAGTTTTATATCTATAGCTTTGAATGAAAATATTATTAATGCAACAGTACAAATATATAGAGCATTTTTAAATAGTAGTAATGCAATTATATCTGACCCTTTTTTATTGTTTGATGGATTTATAGATGAGTATTCAATAGAAGATGATACTACAACAGCCGCTTTAGGATTAAATATTACCTCTCATTGGGGTAATTTTGAAAAAGTATCAGGTAGAAGAACAAGCGATACTTCACAGCAAAGATTTTTTTCTGGTGATAAAGGTTTTGAGTTTAGTGCTTTGACAGTTCAAGATATTAGATGGGGTAGAGAATAATGTTTAGTGCAGTTGCAAACGCATTTAAAAAAGCGGCTGGTAGCGCTTTAGGAAAAGCTATTGCTAAATTTGTTCCTTTTTTAAGTCCTATACTTTCAGTTATATCAATAGTTTCTACAGCATTAACTTGGCTAAGAAAACCTGATGAGCCTGAATTTAATTTTGATAGTACAGCAGAAAATATTGCAAGAGGAGTTTTATTAAACAAGACAGCCGCAAATGGACAAATACCTGTAATTTATGGAACAAGAAAAGTAGGGGGAACTTTAGCCTTTTTAGAAACTTCAGGAACAGATAACCAATATTTATATATGGCTCTTATACTTGGAGAGGGAGAGATTGACGATATTACAAAAATATTTGTTAATGATAATGAAGTTACTTTTGATGGAGACTTATCTGATAATGTTCAAAGAGATGTAGCAAGTTCAGATAGTAATTATTTTAGAGACTCAGCAAGTTTAATTAAGATAGAACCTCATTTTGGTTCTGACTCACAATCAGCATCAAGTTTATTGGATACATTATCTTCATGGACTTCAAATCATAGACTTAGAGGTATTGCGTATTTAGCGCTTAGGTTTGAATGGAACGGAGACGCATTTGGTTCTATTCCTACAGTAAACGCATTAGTAAAAGGTAAAAAAGTTTATAATCCAAATCTTGATGGTACTAAAACAGGTGGCACAGGTTCACACAGAGAAGATACTTCAAGCACTTGGGAATATTCAGATAACCCAATTTATCAACTATTAGATTATTTAAGAAATGATAGATATGGAATGGGCATAGCTAATGAATATTTTGATAGTAACTATGCTGATTTTCAAACTGCTGGGGATATTTGTGATACAAACATAACCCCTTTTTCTGGTTCATCTCAAATAGATTTAATTGATAGTCATGCAGTAATAGACACTTCACAAAAAGTTATAGACAATGTTAATAAATTTTTAACAGGCTCAAGAGCATTTTTAAATTATCATGCTGGTCAATATCAAGTTACAGTTGAAAGTTCAGGTAGTGCATCAATAACTCTAACTGAAGATAATATTATAGGTGGGATAGGAGTATCAAGTAAAAATAAAAATGAACGATATAATAGAGTTATAGTTACCTTTATTAATCCTGATAAAAATTACCAAGTAGATGAGGCACAGTTTCCACCTGTAAATGAAACAGGTTTAGCTACTGCTGACCAACATAGCACAATGAAAACTGCTGATGGAAATATTTTATTAGAGGGAAGGTTTGATATACCAAGTATTACAAATCCTTATCAGGCTCAAGAAATGGCTGAAATAATTTTGCGTAGGTCAAGGTCTAGTTTAGATGTTACCCTTACTGCTGACGCAAATGCTATAGAGTTAGTAGTTGGTGATATTGTTAATATAACTCATGCTACACCATCTTTTAGTGCAAAACCTTTTAGAGTTTTATCAACAACTATAAATCCTGATTGCTCAGTTGCTTTACAACTAACAGAACATCAAGATAGTTATTATACATTTGGAACACAACAAGAAGTGGCAAGTATACCTGATACAACTCTTCCAAATCCTTTTAGTGTTCAGCCACCAGCTAGTATTACTCTTACTGATGAATTAATAGAGTATGCTGATGGAATTGTTATTACTAGATTAATTATTACCATTGGTGCGTCCCCTGATAGTTTTGTTGATAATTATGAAGTACAAATAAAACAAACAAAAGATCAAAACGGAAATACTATAACAGACTCTTTTAGAGAAATTGCTGTTGGTAAAATATTAGAATATCAACATCTTAACGTTATAGATGGTGCTGAGTATCAAGTTAGAGCAAGAGCAGTAAACACCTTAGGTTCAAAATCAACTTTTGTATCAACAACAAGAGTAATAGTTGGTGGAGTTGAAGCGCCTAGTAATGTTGATGATTTTGCTGTTGAAATGCACGGACAAGATCATATGAAATTAACTTGGACACCACCAAGTCAAGAAAGCGATTTAGATATTTCTTTTTATGAGA